GCCATAACAGCCACAGGCCACATTTGTTTCACCTTGAACATTAATAACGTTAATTTCGATGCCTTTAAGTTCACGAGTTAAGGGTTTTGCATCTTGAAGAAGCTCAACTAAAGTCTTTGATGTCTTTTCTGTAAGTGCTCTACCATTCGTTTCAATCGTGATTTGAAAAGTTCCTGGTTCATTCATTGGGCTTTCTTGCCACCACTCGTGAATAGTTAGTGAATAACCAAAACTTTCTACAATTGAACGGAGAGCAAAGTTAGTACCCTTATATGTATGTACTTTGATTGAATTCTTGATTTGTGCCCGTTTAACTTCATCTGGCCAATCATCTTGCCAGCGATCAACAGAAAATTGCCAAGCTAAAATAGATAAGAAATCTGCTGGAGCATCATCTACCCGAATTAAGCTTGATAAGTTAGTGTTTAGCTCTGTTGTTTTGGCTGTAGTTTCAACAATTCTCTTTTCGAAAGGTGTCGTGTTTGGAGGAAGTAAATTCATTATTCATTCCTCACGCTAAGTTTAATAGCCGTACATGAAGCAGCTTGAAAGTTAGTTAAATGAATCTCGGCAGTTGGGCTAATAAGTTCTACTCGTTCAACACCTGAAACCTTTAAAATTGAATAGAGGTCAGAAAAAAATACCCCTTTGCCAATACGTTTCGGCTCTTTGGTATAAGCAATAGTATTTGCTTGAGCTGCTGATAGAACTGGATCTGTCTCTGGAACATTTTTAGTAACGAGTACAGCTTCAATTTCATAGTTAATGATTTCTGCTGATTGAACTAATACACGGTCACCTGTAGGACGTTTCTTTTCTGCAGAAACATAGTTATAAACAATCGTATTAAGTTCTTCTGTCGATGCATTATTTTCAGTATCTCGCTGAAGAATAGTTAAAAGTGCATGAGCTGGGGCAGGTGAACTGCATTTCACATGGGCAACACGGCTATCGGCTGAAAGCGTGTGAAACTCATAAGCTGATTCTGGTCCAGCAGTACTTAATGCATCTAATTTCTTTTGGATGCGGTAACGAAAATCTTCATCTTCTTCATAAACAGCTGGGGCTGGTGGTGTGATTGAATCATCTGCAGGTGTAATCACTAAACGTTTAACATCAAAATTTGCACCCCAAACATCAAGATCATTTCCCTTTGCGAATGCAAGTTGTGTAGCCAATGCTTTTTCATTGATTTGATTGCGAAGAATCATTTCTCGGTAAGCATTTTCTTGTAAAAGCTTAGTGACTGGTTCACTTTCACGGCTCAGTGTTTTACGAACAAGCTCTTGCTCATCCTCTGCATGAAGCGAAATGAAATATTCTTTACGTTCATTGAAGATGTCTTCATAGTCAAGCACATCAACAAAATTTGGTTTTGGTAAAGAATTAAAGTCAACACTCATAAGGATGATCCAATTGAAAGGGGAATACTTAAAGAGGCCTGTTTATTGCCATCGACTAGACTGCAATCCATATCTAGAAAATATGAACCTTCTTCATTAGTCACTAACGAAACTGAATTAAGAATGATCCTGTCTTCCCAACGTAAAAGTGCAGTTGCAGTCGCTGCATATAACTGCAGAGTGGCGATTTCATCAAAAGGGGAGTCGATCAATTGATAGATCAAAGAACCATATTCTCGACGCATGATTCTTGTACCAATGGGGGTAGTTAAAATGTCCTGGACAGATTGACGGATATGATCTAATTCAGTTTCAAGCTCTCGGCCATTTTCACGTGACATCATGGAATTGGCCCTCCAGTTGTCCCACCGCTATCTCCAGGATGTTTATGTGCTTTCAAGCTAATTGAGCCAGCTTTAACATCAGCTTCAGTACTAAAAGCACCCGTTGAATGGCTACTTCCTTGCACCAACTGGCTACCACCGACAGTATTATTTCCTGTCATGGCAGTACTGCCATTAATCTGAAGATTTCCATTGATGGTTGTGTCCCCGTTTACGGTTATACCGCCATCAGCAGTTACAATTGCTTTGCCACCTGAAGGTAAAATGGCTGATAATTGATGAGCAGAAATGTCATAAGCAATGATGCAACCGTCAGCAAATACACGGATTTTCTGGTTTAAATCATCTGAAGGAGCGGGATGCTCATTGTTATAAAGACCATAAAAAACCACGCTAGTTGGGCCAATCTCACCGCAAGGTGAAATCACCATAACTTCTTCATCTAAAGAGGGTGGATCCCAATTTGAGTCATCTCCAGAACGTGCATTAAAAAAGCGAATTTCAGGCGTGACAATATCGTCAAGATCAACAGTGACAAGGGGAATTGGTTTAGACGGATTTACGGTCTTGATTGTTCCGAACCGAATCAGATTCTCAAGACGACGATTGATGTCAGCATTCATGCCAACACTTTGCGTTAGAGTTTTTTAGTTTTCAGCAATGGGAACTTGTGAAAATGGTTTTCACAAGTTGAGCTATTTAATATTGATATGCTTGATGAATGAGGACTCAACCAAATTAATCTCTTTATCAGTAAATCCTAGCAATTCACGTTTTGGATAAACTGTATCTGGAGCAGATCTAGTTGCCCGATCTCTTAATCCATATTGATGTACCTTAGCAATTCGACTGACGCGACCAATGAAACCTACCGCAATTGATTCACTATTGCTTAGTACTTTTAGATGAGTGTTAGATTTTATCCGGGAAAACATTTTTCTTTTTATTTTTCCTTTCTGGTCACGTAAGCGTGTACGTCTAGCTGTATATGTTGAACCGTCAGGATTTTGTTGTGCTGTAATATGCTGGCGTTGGCTTGTTCGGAGATCTCGTCCAATATTCTTAGCCAGTTTTGCCCTTTCACCTGGAGACAAACGGTCTAACAAGGGTTGAAGATATAGAGCAAGATCCAGAATATTATTCATGGGTTTTTCCCAGGGAAAGGCATATCTAAAGAACGTCCCTGAATATCAGCCGTACGCCATATTGCAAGTGTAGTTCCATCCTTATCTATTAATTCAAAATCTGTAGGTGGTCCAAACTCAGTATATTGTGGTTCAGTCGGGTAAGAGATCTCGAATTTCCCTTCAGCATTCTTTTTCACAATGACACGTTCAGTTAAAGGGATTTTAAAGTGCAGATCATATTTGCTGTTATCAATGAGTTCAGCTTCAAAAGTAATGGCTTCTTGTACTTTATTTAAATTGGCCATGAGTTCGGATTGGTTGTCCATAATCCAGGTGAAAAGGACAACGCCAAACACATCGACATCACCAGCATAGTCAGTAATGATCATATCTAGCGTATATGCCATTTCAAAACTATATCCATTTGCTGCAGTACTCATTAATTTACCGTCATTTGCAAAGATGAGTAAGCGGTCCGGATCTTGGGGTAAATCCGGAATCGCATTCAGCAAATATTCACGTAAAGCATGGGGCTTTTTCATGCTGCAGTTTTCCCCCCATAAATAGGTTCAAGATGATCCCATTCTTTTTGGAATTTAGCTTGATAGCCAAGTTTTTTATAGTTTTTGCCGTTGTAGAGTGTAAAGACTGTATGCCAATCTTGTTTTTGTAATGCTTCTAATAAGCCAGGCTTCCACTCAATAAACCGGATAAATGCTTCGAGTTGGTGGCCTTCGCTAATCTGCTGTTGATCAACAAATTCTTGAACAGATGAATAGCCGAGATCCTTCCAATTTTCACCCATAATTTGGAACTGGCCCCAGCTAGTAGACTTCAGGGCAGATTCTTTATGAATATTTATGGCCATACTTAACCGGGTATATTCAGCTGCATCACCTTTGTAGCCCCCCGTTAATGTATTCACTAAATTGGGGGTTATTTTTGCCTGATCATTAGCAAATGTTTTACCTAATGTTTGGCTTAAATAAAAATACATTCGATGGCGTTCAAATAAGATTTTAGCCTTTCCATTTTGAAGAAATCCGACACCACGGCCTTCAACTGCTCCGAAAACTCTAATAACCAGTTCAGGAACTTTTAAACGTATTGCAGCTTTCTTATAGTCTTCATCTTTCAAAAATTTACTTAATGAATCACCTGCTAAAGCTTGGCGAGTTTTATCACCGACTTTACCGTCAGCCACTAAGCCAAATTTACGCTGGAGTTGAATCACTGCAAATTCAGTACTTTCACCAAAATGACCATCAACCGACAGTGGTTTACCTTTAACACCCTTGTAACCCATCTTCGCCAATTGCTTTTGAAGAGTTGCTACAGAATCACCTTTTGAACCAAATTTTAAAATCATGTCGTACTCCAAATGAGTTTGGCCACATTACCTTTTGTTCGCCAGATGAGTACTGCAAGAAGGATTGCAAAGATGGCATCCCAGAGCGTAACAGGATCCTTAAAAAATAAGATATGAACTGATTGGCCTAAAAAAGCTGCAATCAAAGTTGCTGCAAAGAATGAATAGCCCCGATGGAAATTTCCACCATGACTAAAGGTTGCAATACGAAAACCGCAAATGAGATAAGCTAAAACGGCAACGGTTTGAAATAACAATTCGATCATGACTTGCCACCTCGAAAGATGTTCAAAATATCAGACAGCTTTGCAGTTTTAACCCAATCAACAACCTTGATTAATATGAATAAACAAAGTGTTGAAGTGATAAGGGCCGCCACTGCATCAGCTTTTAATAATGTATGTTCTGTAATTAGTGGTGCACTGATATAACCAATACCAGTGGCCAATAACATATTGCGAATACGTTGGTAAGCATTTAAATCTTTTTCAAAAGTTGCAATAAATGCTGCCCCAAGTACTGCACCTAGCAACGCATTACCATTAATAAATGGAAGCAATGACACTGCACTTAAAGTGGCAATGGTTGCTGTAGAAGTTGTTGGTTCTGGCATAAATTCTCTCAATCCCAAAGCTGAATGCTTTGAACTTTATTTTGTGGAGTTGGGATGTCTGGTAATTGAACTTTTGTACCCATTGGAATGAATGGACCAAATTCAGAAAGATGCGGATTGGCTTCTAATACTCGTTCAACTACACCAGTGCTACGGCCGTATTCACGCCAGCAAATAGCGTCAACTGTGTCGTTTTGGATTGCATAGACTTCTTTCATCTAAACTAACTCCACATTGAGGCGACGGACTTTTTTTAAATCACGGATGGCAAAACGCAAATCACGTTTATAGTCGTCAATTGTCGGTGTCAGTTCTTCAGCTTTTTGGCTACCGTTGTTTGTAGTGTCATAAGATCGATAACGTTCACAAAGTTCTGCACCAGCTGCAGCAGCAACCGCACGGAAATACAAAACAGCGGCAATAGGCTTTCCATTGACCTGTTTAGTTGTAATTTCCACTAAAGTTGGGGCTTTACTGAGTAAACTTTCCAGTTGGTCATTGACATGAATTACAGCAGCTTCTATAGCTGAAATAAGACGTTGATTTGTGACACTTGAATCTAAACGTAAAACTTCACGGATATGGTTGCTTGATACCGATGGAAAGAACGGATCACTATCGATTACAACGTCCTGATTTGAAAAAGTACCGTTTGCAATTAATCCAGACATTTTTATTCTCGGTTAAAAGAGAGGGGTGGAGATCTAAACCAAGAACACAACAAAAGAATGTTTGTTATTGTCAGATCTGCCCCTCGGTGGGTGCTTGGCACTCATTAAGAAGAAATATCCTCAAATACCTGACTGCCAAAATCATCGACAACAGGTGAACCATCAGCATTAAGTAATGGCTGAGGTGGGTTTTCTTCTAATTGTTTTTTCAGTAAGCGTTCTGCTTTCTGAAGTTCTTGTTTTCCACCACAATTTTCATTGTGTTTAATTGCACGTTTCAGGAACGTTACAGCTAGGGCATAAAGCTCTTTTTGTAAATAAGTACGACCCATAGCGACATAGAGTTTTGCCCGGATCTGGTCATGCATACTGAATGTTGAGGTAAGAGAGTTTGCTTTTTCTAAAATAGCTATGTCAAAAACTTCACCTTCAGTATGGGCAGCTTTGGCTGCATTTCCTACTTCTTCAGCAACAATGGAAGCTGTGTCTCGGTTGAAGGTATCGGGCATATCAAGGCCATACTTCAGCGCAAATTCTGCAATGCGGAGACCTTCTTCAAACATGCCAGCATCAAAACACCAAAGCATAATCGTCGTGACAATATCATCCCGCATATGTGGAGTGCGCTCTTCAACAGAAAGAATACCTTCCACATACGGCATATATTTAGGGATTAATTTGGCTTTGTGTTCTGCGCGTTCAATTTCAGATTTAATACCACGTAGCAAATTTTGGTCGTTTTTTAGTTCCGCCAGTTGTAATAAATACACGCTGGCATCTTCACGAACATCACCAAAAGCATTTTCAGCCAAAGCAGCTGCTTTAGCTGCCAAGGCCTGCAGGCGATGTCGTCGAGCTGGACTCAACATAAATCACCTCTTATTGAATTGCGATGCCTTCAACCAATGCAACTTTTTCAAAAGCTTCAATTACATAAGCTTCATTTGAAGATTGGTAGTCCGCAACACGATTTTTATTTGGTTCTTCAACAATGTAACGACGCTTCGAATCTTTCTGATAATAAATTGAAAGATTATCTAAAGACGTAATTAAAATTGTGTTGTCTGGAAAAGATGGAACTCGTACAGCTGGTAAACCACCAATTTGTTTTTGACCTACTAAAATTTGACCAGCTAAAGTATTTTGATTGTCTTCGGCGTTGTTTACGATAGGGAAATTTTTATCGTTTAAAAGTGAACGACCACAAATCACAACTAGATCTGTTGCATCCTGGTGGACATCATCAATTAACTCAGCAACAGCATCAATTACTAATGAATCAAGATTTTTATAAGTACCAGTGGCACCAATAGTTACGTTATTCATTCGACGATCTGGAGCTTTTGTACGGATTTTTTCTAACCAGCCAATATTTACATCTTGTAATTTAGGGTTGGCTACACGATCCGTAGTTGCAGCAGCAGAAGTACCATTGAAGCCGATCATGATTCGATCTAATGCAATAGCTTGAGCAACTGCACTATTCCAACGAGCATGGAAATCTGGGAAACCAGCCCAAGCATCCAATTTTTCATAAGGTAAAGCAACATCAAAATCGGTTTGTTTGCAAGTATAGTCATCTGCACCTAAACCTGTTGGATCAGAAGGCTTACGCTCTCCACTACCTGAAGTGTCTGTACGACCAGCGATTGTATTATTAACAGAAAGCCCGATTGCTTGACCTGATTGTTTAGTCACTGGGGTAATATTAATTTTTTGCAAAAATGCACTGGAAGCTTGAATTTTTTCTTCAAGTTTCTGTTCTGGTGCTGGAGCTACAGTAAATTGTTTTTCTACTGTTTCAACACCATTAATTTCAGCCAATTTTTTTAGGCTGTGATTAAATTTAATACGTGTATCGTTACGCATTTTTCACTCACTTTTTAAAATTCAATTTTTTCTGAATAGCTACCATTGCTTTCTGGAGCTGGTGGTGTTTGTGGATGTGGCTCGTGACCTAATTTTGTTTTAAGTTCTTTGAACTCAGTTTGAAGTTTTGAATGATTCTCTTTGAGATCACTTAGCTCTTTAAGTGTATTGCCGAAGGTCTTGGCAATTTCTTCAACAGACTTCGCAATTTCATTGAACTGGCCATTAGTTTTTTGGCTTTGTTCTTCTTGTTTTGGGTTTAGCCAGTCAATAACTTTTGAAAATAAATTTGAAACAGGAGATTCATCTTCAAACTCTAGAGAGACTTCTTCAGCTGCAGTGAAAAGATTATCTTTATGCTGCTTTTTAGAAGTAAATGGATTTACATCTGGATTTTTAGATGCAAACTCCATAATTTGTGTCCCCAATGATGCTGGGGTGTCGGTAAATGCAAGACCAACTAAATACGCTTCATTGGTATCAGCAAAGTTTGGATTGACTTCAATTGAGTTGAACAGTTTCTGCTTTTTATTATGCAATTCAATCAGGTTGTCAAAAGCTTCCAATTGAACATATAAAGCCCATTTCTTTTGACCATTAACAACATCTTCCTGGGCTTTTACACCAATAACTTTTGCATAATTACCGAAGGGAGTGTCAGGGAGAAGACCCCGTAAATGCTCAATATTAGCTAGTGCTGTATAAGTATCCTGGCTATAGTTTTTCGCCATTTGTTGAATCCATTCAGGTTCAATAACGCGACCATCAGTAGTTGCTCCAGCAACTGCAACTCGATAAAACTTGGATTTCTTACTCATGAGTGGTGAATCCTGCTTATATTTAAAAAAAATTCATAATTTACGTAGTAAGCAGAATCGGAATTACACGAAAAAGAATCAATAAAACCCACTTGTGAAAACAGTTTTCACAATGCCACGTAAATGAATCAATAGTTTGAAATTGGCTTAATGAGCCAATGAATACGAAAACTGAAAATCCGCCTCTGACTTTTGATAACCGCCTCTTAGCAAAGTTCTTATACTGGATGGGGTGGCGAATCAGCTCGATTGCAGAATACTTAAATGAAAATGATAAAAATGTTCATGCTTGGAAGGCCCGTGATGAATGGGAAAAACAAGCTCCAGAAGGTCGTGTTGCCCAGGCATTAGAAGCACAATTAGTTAAACTAATTATTCTTGAAAAGAAAACTCCAAATGATTTTAAAGAGATAGATTTGCTTATGCGCCAACTGGAGCGCATGGCCAAAATTAATAAATATAACAATGGTGGAAATGAAGCAGATCTAAATCCAAATTTAAAAAATAGAACAGCTGGACCACGTAAGCCGACTGCTAAAAATGTCCTTACAGAAGAACAAATTGAGAAGTTACTTGAAGACTTTGACGATGGCTTGTTTGAGTATCAAAAGGTTTGGTACCGCGCTCGTGAGCAACGAAATAGAGCATTATTAAAATCTCGTCAGATTGGTGCGACATTTTATTTTGCGCGTGAAGCATTAATCAAAGCAGTAACTACTGGTCGAAATCAGATTTTCCTTTCGGCATCGAAAGCCCAGGCACACGGCTTTAAAACCTATATTAAAGACTTTGTTCTTCAATCAATTGGTGTGGATCTACAAGGAGATCCAATCACCATCACTTTGCCTACAAATGAAACAGTTCAACTCATTTTCCTTAGTACAAACGCTAAGACAGCTCAAAGCTATCATGGTGATTTGTATTTTGATGAGTTCTTCTGGGTACATGGCTTTGCCACACTTAAAAAAGTGGCATCGGCCATGGCTGCTCAGAAACAATATAAAAAGACTTATTTTTCTACACCTTCCAGTAAATCACATGAAGCTTATAAATTCTGGACTGGTGAAGCGTTTAACAAAGGTCGTTCAAAAGATAAACAAGTTGAGATTGATACCAGCCATGATGCTTTAAGAAATGGTGCTCTCTGTAATGACCAAATGTGGCGTCATATCGTCAATATTTATGATGCAGAAAGACAAGGCTGTAACCTTTTTGATATTGAAGAACTGATTGCTGAAAACAGTGCAGATGAGTTTGCCAATCTATACATGTGTGAGTTTGTGGATGATGGCCAGAGCGTATTTCCTCTTAGCATCATCCAACCATGTATGGTGGATTCATGGGAGTTGTGGACGAAGGATTTTAAGCCACTAGCTACAAGACCTTTTGGAAATAAGCCTGTTTGGGTTGGTTATGATCCAGCGGAATCAGGGGACAGTGCAGGCCTTGTTGTGATTGCACCGCCTGAACCTGGTTATAACAAATTCCGTTTACTTGAACACCATCAATTCAAAGGAATGGATTTTGCCAGCCAAGCTGCATTTATTAAAAAGATCTGCCAAAAATATCGAGTTGCTTACATCGGGATGGATAAATCTGGCATGGGGACAGGTATTGCTCAATTGGTACAAGAGTTTTTCCCTAATCTAACTACATTCACATATTCGGTGGATGTCAAAACTCAATTAGTCATGAAAGGTATGGACGTTCTTAACAAAGGCCGATTTGAATTCGATGCTGGTGCAACTGAAGTAGCTCAATCTTTGATGGCGATTAAAAAGACCCTAACAGCTTCCCAGAAACAAATGACATTTGAGGCTTCGCGAGCTGAAAACATTGGTCATGCGGATCTGGCTTTTGCAATTTTCCATGCATTCTTTAATGAGCCGTTGTCACTGGATAACGACGGAAGTTCTAAAAAATCCACTATGGAGATTTATTAAATGTCTGACAGTAAAGTCCAGGCTTTTACCTTTGGAGATCCTGAGCCGGTTCTCAATAAACATGACCTTTCTCAATATTATGAGACTTGGTTAAATGGTAGCTACTATGAGCCACCTGTTAGCTTGAATGGATTGGCCAAATCATTTTCTGCAACTCCTTATCTTTCTACTGCAATCATCTATAAAAAGAATCAATTGGTTTCAGCATTTAGGTCACATCGATTACTGAGTTCAGCAAGTTTTGAACGAATGGTGATGGATAATTTGGTTTTTGGTAATGGTTATCTTCAGCGAATTGATAATAAACTTAATGAACCTATGCAGTTCAGAGGGGTAATGGGGAAATATATGCGACGCATGAAGGAACCTAATAAATATCTAATGTTGACTGAAGGGTATAAGGAACATGAGTTCGCTCCAGGAAGTGTTTGCTGTGTAAAAACAACGGACATTAATCAGGAAATCTATGGCGTACCGGAATATATGTCAGCATTGCAATCAGCATGGCTTAATGAATCGGCGACTCTATTCCGGCGCAAATACTATAATAACGGATCTCATGCTGGTTTTATTTTATATATGACTGATACCCAAATAGATGATGAAGATGTGGAGGGAATTAAACAGGCTATGAAAGATTCACGTGGTCCAGGAAACTTTCGTAATCTTTTTCTGCATGCGCCTGGTGGAAAGAAAGATGGACTTCAACTTATCCCTATTAGTGAACTAGCTGCTAAAGATGAGTTTCATAACATTAAGGCAATTACACGTGATGATATTCTTGCATCATTCCGTACTCCTCCACAGCTGCTTGGAATCATCCCATCTAATGCTGGCGGATTTGGTTCAATCAGTGAAGCAAGAGAAGCATTTTGGTATAACGAAATTGTTCCAGAGCAAGCACGTATTGCAAATACAATCAATGAATGGGCCGGAGAAACGATTATCCGTTTCAAGACCTATGGTGAAGTAAACTACAAAGGGCATGATGATCCTAAACCTACCTGA